AATTAGGAGAACACATTTATGTCAGAAAACATAACAGGTGGAATCTATGGAGCAGAAGTAGATGCAGATGTTGCAGCATCCCTCATGGTCGAGGAAGGCTCTACTGCAACTGAACCTACAGAAGCCAATAGTGAACCCAACGGTGAGCAAGCTGCCGTAGCAGAAGACCAGACTCAGGAGACTGAGCAACAGGAACAAGCTGAAGATGCCCCTTCAATCGATGAAGTAGAGATTGATGGAAATGTCCATTCCTACGAGGATATAAGGTTAGCCTTAGATGACTCCAAGAACAGAAGCGAATGGCAAAAGTCCAACACTCAAAAATCCCAGGAAGTAGCTGATCTAAAAAAGGCTGCTAATCAGGAGTCCCAGAAATGGGAAGATCTCCGTAAAGATGAGGATCTAATGGATACTCTGAAGGATTACCTGGGTGAGGAGCATACTCTATTCAAAAAGGTTGAAGAGCCAAGCGAAGCAACTAGACAGGACACGAAGGAACTTGTAGTTGATGATAAAGTCAATGACAGGATCCAGGAGTTAGAAGATAAGTTAGAAATGCAAGAAGCTAATCAGGCAGTGGAGCGAGATATCCAGGCCCTGGTCAAGTCTCATCCTGAATTGGATGGACAGACCGAGGCGGTCCAGGAAGTATTACAGACCGCTGTAGACAAAGGGATGACTGATTTAGAAGATGCGTTTATATTAACGAATCATAAGGCTGCTGTAGATAGTGCTTTTGCGAAAGCTGTTAAGACACTGGAAGAGGCCAAATCTAGCAAGTCAGTTCCAGAGGCAGATGTGAAACATGATGGTGAGCGATCACCAACTAATACGAAGCCTCAGGATTATGACGAAGCACGAGAGGTTGGCCTAAAATACGATCTGTATCAATAACAAACACAAAGGAGTAATTCATGGCCGCTTTAGACTATGACAACCTAAGTGCTTTGACTAGGGATAAATATATCCCATTATTGGTTGACAACATCTTCGATTCCAACATCTTAACGCATCGGATGCTAAGAAAATCCAAAGCTGCTGCTTCAGGTAACAAGGTTTTACAACCTCTTGAATATGCCATGGCAGAGGCTAAGGGCTTTTATAGTGGATATGATGTCCTGGACACTAGTCCGACTGAAGTATTCACCGATGCTGCTTATGATTGGGTTCAAGGATACGCTACTATTTCCATTTCTGGAAAAGAAGAAGCGTTGAATGATGGCCCAGAACGGGTAATCGATTTGTTAGAAGCCAAGGTCAAGAATGCAGAAAAATCAATCAAGGATCTTTTCGGAGATCAACTATACTCGGATAACTCAGGATCTGCTGTAACTACACCAGCTGCTGCTCAAGTCAGCGGTTTTCTTGGTCTACAGCATATTATGAAAGTGGATCGTCCTCTTGGAGGAATTGATTCCACTGATTACACATGGTGGGATGCAAAAGTTTCTGCCAATTCACCTGCGTTGACTTATACCAATATGGTGAATTCAGCTAACGCTGCTTACATTCATAAGGTAATCCGTGATATGTATGGTCAATGTACGGTTGATAATGACCACCCAACTTTAATCGTAACCACGCAAGTAGTATTCGATATTTATGAAGAAACCCTAGCTGCTCAAAAGCGGTTTGGTGCTTCATCGAAGTCACTTGCAGATGCAGGTTTTCAAAACCTAATGTATCGTGGTACACCGATTGTTGTGGATGATCATTGTCCTGGTGGACATATGTATTTCTTGAATGAGAAATATCTGCAATTCAGACACCATCGTAAAAGAAACTTCGCTTTTGAAGGTTTCCAGAAACCCATCAATCAAGATGCCAGCGTAGCAAAAATTCTATGGCTTGGGGCTTTGACTTGTTCAAATGCATCTCGCCAGGGAATTGTTACTGGTTTGGCAGAAGCATACGGTTAAGGAGTAATAATATGGCTATTACACAAGCTGCTGCTGACAAACGGAAAGTTGGTCAGTTAGGCGAAAGAGTAGATGGCGGTACAAGTGCTGTCGATAACTTTGTTGTTACCCCAATTGGCGGTGTGCATTTTATGACGGGAACTGGGGCACCTCAAACCGAGGGCAATGCGTGTCCAAAGGGTAGTGTATACATAGATGTAGCTTCAGGCAAGATGTGGGTAAAATCCACTGTTGCTGCTGCATCTGGGAACGCTGCCTGGGTAGATCAATCTGCTTAGTACTTAGTTAGTAACTGTTGGGTTGGCCTGGGCAACTGGGCCAACTTGACTTAATCATTAGGAGATAAAAAAATGACAGGTAATGACATGCTTGCAACTCTGGGCTTACGCCTGGAAGATCCGCAGGAATCATCATTCACCCAAACCGCAAAACTTGATGCCCTAAATATCGCTCAGAAGAGCGTTGTTAACTTGGTGCATAATGCCTACTTATCTGAATTACAGGTAGTAGACTCCAATAAAGCTATGACAGGAAATGCTCTGGCTTTTAGCGAATTAACAAGTGCCCCAATTAGGAATGGTATTATTGCTATCAAGGAAAACGCTGCAAAATGGGCTACAATGATTGATCCTGGAGATCAAAAAAAATTAGAGAATACTTACCTTTCTGGAACTGCGACAAATCCAGTCGCATATATGTTTTCTGAAACAATATATGTTGATGGACCAGGTGCAACCGATGGAATCGATGTTTGGTATTTAAAGGCACCAACTGCTATTGCAGCTAATGGTACTGAATGCGAATTAAATGTATCGCTGCATGAAGCGGTAGTTGACCTGGCTGAATCACAGTTATGGAAGATGGATGCTAAAGTGGATCGGGCTGGTGCTGCATTCGGTAATGCTAAAGCACAAATAGATGCCTTAAACGCTAGATATCCTGCAGAAGCACCGAGTGGAATAGGCACTAAAGGAAGGGGTTAAACCATGACCTGGGAATCATTAACCGATAGGGTTTTAACAACCTTCGGTTCTGGAGTTCCTAGAGTCAAGGTTAAAAAATATCTTCAGGAAGCTGAAGAGGACTTTGCTTTAGGTACTAATTGCTATGTTAAAGATTTTTCTTATATGCCTTTTAAGGTTGATTCATACATCGAACTTCCAAAAGACTTCATAGAGATAAAGGGTAATGTAGAATTCAAAACTAGGACCTTAAATCGTGTGTCTCACTTTGAAGACTTTTCACGGTTTAAAACTGATGGATCCATAAAGCAAGGTAATCCAGAACACTTTTACATTAGAGGCGAAAGAATGTATTTATACCCAGCAGTGGCTTCTGTTGGGCTGATTGCATTTTCATATGTTGCCAGGCCTGTACAGCTAGATTCAGATGCTGATCCAGGTTATAAATATTTACAATTTGACGATCTGGAATCAGATCAGTTTTATGTTGGTGATGAAATCCTGGGCCGTACATCTGCAGCTGAAGCTACTGTAGCTGAGATAGTTGACCTAAAACAGAAACAAGCTACCCTGGTATTGAGTGGTGTTACTGGCGTATTCCAGGATAATGAAGTTGTTGTTGTAACCAGTGACGAACAGGATATGTGGTTGGGCAGCTATAGTAATGACTGGAGTCAATTGCTTGCCAACTGGCAGGTCTTAGGACTGGGTGCGATTGCAGATGTAAAAGGTTTGATTTATGATTATGATGGTGCTGGTGCGAGTCCAGCAATCCCAGAGAATTATCATACTTATTTAGTCTGTTATGCTAAAGCTGCTATAGCGGAAGACAATGGAGATCTGAATGGGTCCTCTGTTTATCGTAGTAAATATGAAACAGATAAAGAGAAAACACGGGTCCAGTCTAGCCATAAAGGAATTGATGGGGTCCAGACTATAGTAGATGTATATGGAGGTTCATACTTGTGAGTCTAATCCAAATACCAATGTTTGATGGTGGCTTGGTTACCAATGCGGATCCAGAGGACATCGACAAGACTGCTGCTATTGTAACTACAAATTTTGAGACTGATGTCCCAGGGAAATTAGTTAAACGCCAGGGCCGTGCAGCAGCGGTAGATATCTCTGGTGATACTGTAGGCCAGATCACTAAGTGGACCAACCAGGATCTAGCTGCTCCAATATGGATATATTATGAAACCCAGAACGACACAATTAATAGTTGTACCGCTGCATTCGCAAGTCCTGCAGATATTAAATCTTTACATGCTAGTACTACTAGCGTTCAGATAAACAACTTTGGTAGACGATTGCGTTTTGCTGGTGGTATAAACAATAAGCCTGGCATATACCAAACTATTGACAGACAATTTTTCTTCGGGAGCAAGGATCTAAGCGGTGGGAACAAGGTCCTCACTTTTGATGATGCTCCACCGTATTTACCTGGTACATGGGAAAATGAAAAAATCAAAGAATTTGAAACTGGAACCAGGCAGTCTGGATTTTACTACTATGCGTTTGTTCCAGTGTTTGATGGTAACCAGGAGCATCCTTTCCCAGAAGGTTTTTCTTTCTCAGAAATAACCAATAATAATAAAACATTACGGGTTGGATTGAAGATGAGTAAGGCCACTGGGGCAAATTTTAATCCCAGGATAACAGCGGTTAAAGTTTATAGATCTTTCTCAGCTACTGCTATTGGCAATATAGATCCAGTCTATTATCACATAACTACAATTCCTTTGAGTACAAAATCAGACCATGAGGATATTCTTGCATCTGAATCCGTTTTACCACTTGATAATCAGGTATACATTTCTGGAGATCTTAGTGAAGAACCAAATAATTGGGGTGCTGGTAATCATGCAACAAGAGGACTATTAATAGGTGCAAAAACTGAGACTGCTCAACTTAGTTCTGGTGCAATAGAATACTATATTGATGATCAGGAATGGCCTGGGACTTCAACGGGAGGTCTATTTACAATTGTGACTCAAGGTGGTTCAGCTACTTCTATTAGTGAAGCTAATAGAATATTTGATGGTGCGTACACAATGGTAGTACAAGAAGTACAATCGTCCCCAGCAATTTTCGATGTTGTTTATACTGAAGATAGTAATTGTTATGCAGGCGATAATGTTATATACAAGAGTGATTGGTCCTGGCATGCTGGAGAGGCAAATGGTCGTATAGTCTATAGTTCTGCAGAAAACCCAGATGTTGAAGAAGTTGTTATAGATAGTAAGGAAAAAGCAATAAAGCTGGGCAATGATCTAACTCAGACAGCTGCCTTTACTGTAGCGATAACAGATGGGTATCGCTATGAAATTAGTGGTAATGATGTAACGCTATGGTTTTACGACTATGATCTAAATGATAAATCATTACATCCTTTGGGCGATAAGACAAAGATAACTGTTAATCATCAATATGCGGTATACCTAATGGGTAGATTATTCGTAGGTAATGTACGCCTGGATCCAGATGGAGATGCAGAGGATCACGAAGACTGGATTATATTTTCTGAACTGCTGCAGCCAGATGTGCTGCCTATCACAAATTATATTCAGATTAAAGATACTCAGGGTGGGCAGATCACTGGCCTGGGTAAACATTTAGGGTCCCTGGTGGTATTTATGGAACGGGGAATTTATAGGTTGGATGTACCTTCTATAGACCCTTCACAATTCTCGTTAATGGAAGCAGAAGAAAACTTTGGCTGTATTGCACCAGACTCTATTGTTACGGTAGGTGGGCAGACCTTCTTTGCTGGTGAAGATAATGCTTATGTGATTGATGCAGGATTTGATATAAGTCCTATCACATTGCCGATAAAAGATGTATACCAGGCAAAAACAAATTTAGAGAATTCAAGATTCTTTTATGATCCAAAAAAGCAAAGAATGCTTTGTCGTTTTGGGGATGATAAGCAAAACATTTATTCATACGATATCCGCAAGTCAAGATCAGGCAAGGCCGTTTGGGACCAGCTTGATATGGGTTCCGATGTTGCAGATCTATTTGCAATTGATGAGAATCTGGATGTCTACACAATAACTAATTCATAAAGGTAAACTATGGAAGATAGAGTAATCCCATCAGGGCAAGTAAAAATTGAGGTCATCAAGGCCAATGGTCAGAAGTTCCTTGAACTGGAAGGTCCTAACGCAATCCACTTAGATGTAAAACATCAAATGGCTAGTGCGTGTGTTTTGGCAACAGGAGCATTTGGCGTTCTGGTATCTGCTTTTGATAATGATACTTTCACCACACCAACTAATGGTGAATCTGGAATTATCATTCGGGATAATGCAAGCCCTGTAAATTTATATGAAATGCAAACTTCATTAATTGATGATAATACGACTGATTTTACAGTTAAGGGTGTAGCAAGGGCTTCGCAAAATTATACAATAGTTTCGGCAATACTTGGGCATGGGTGGTCTACTGGTGTTACTGATTTCGATACGAGATTTAGTGACCATGATTTTGCTTCAAATATATCTTTAGTGGATGGTGACCAGCTTAATGTTACCTGGAAAATTACAATAGCAAACTCTTAGGAGAAAAAAATGATTTACACATACACAAGAACAACACCTATTGAAGTTTTCGGTGAGGTAGATATAAAAGTATTTGATAAAGAGGATTTGGTACAAATGGAACCAAAGGTATCTATTCTTACAGAAAATGATACTGCCCCTTATTTACTTGAGGAGTTGAATAAGTTGATGTTTGGAAATACTAGCAGCCAAAGCAGTATTCAATTAACGACTGATACGGGTTGGTTTACTGATAGATATGCAGGAACTAGTGGTGAAACATATACAACCCAGGATGGTAAGAATGGTATTGTTGCTCATGTAAATAGGACAACAGGGTATGTTACGGGGGACCTCGGAGGGGGAGTAGAAACAGAAGCAATTGGTCACTTTTATCTTTTTCAGGGTTTAAGTACACCAAACCCTGGATCCACTGATAAACATGTTACCTGGACTGCTCAATCTGAATGGGATAAAGAACTCACTGCAACAGTAAATGGACTGGATATAGGTAAGGATTATAATGCTGGATTAATACAGCCTGCTACAACTTTTGATCAAGAAGAATTCGCATCTGTTGAGAATTTATCACCTTTTGATATAGAAGAAGACGATATTTTAAAAGTTACCTGGACCATGACTATAGGATAATTATGCCAGTATGTTCAATAGTTACTGTAGATAATCCAACAGGAAGTTCCTCGTTTAGTACTGGTGATTCTTTTACTGTAGAGTGGGATCACAATTCGACTTTTGTTTGTGCTGGTTGGAGGGTTGAAGAAATAAAACTTCAATATTATAATGGTAGTACATGGTCTGATACTTCAACACTTTGGTCAGGTTCACATTCTGTAACAGGTGGAGATGAAGGGATTGATGTTACCCTTGCCAACTCATATCCCAATTATGGTGATGCATATAGACTGAGGATTAAATATGATGAGGCTCCTTTTTAATGGCATATAAATATTCAGGAACTTTTGCAATAACTGCCCCAGCCAGTATTACACTTACTGGCCCAACGGGTACACTTAATGTAGGCGATACTGTTAACATTACCTGGACCACCACTGGTACGGTAGGGAATGTTAAAATAGAATTATATTATTCAACTTCTTGGTCGGGTACGATTGTTAACTCTACTGCTAATGATGGCACTTTCTCATGGACCATACAATCTGGACAACTTAGTGGAACTTCATCATTGTATAAGTTGAAGATCTTTGAGACTGATGGTGCCCCTGTTGATTATAGCAACTTTCTCACGATTATAGCAGAGATCAGAAAAACACCCTCAGACTCTGCACAATTTACAGAAGTAGTGACTCAAGTGGATCCTGATGATACATGGAAAACGGTAAAACAACCAACCGATTCTATCCAATTTAGTGATGATGATGTTAATTTTGACGATCCTCCAAGAAAATGGAAACATATAAAATCACCTACAGACTCCATTCAGTTCAGTGAGGATGATGTTTTAGATGATAAAAGAATATATAAGAAGATTAGAACACCTGACGATAGTGCCTCATTTTCTGAAGCAATTGTCCCTTTAGCAAAACGGGTAAAAGTACCAGCAGATTCAGCTAGTTTTACTGAACTTGTTGATGGAGATCGTACTCACTGGAAACATTTTGCAGATCAATCAGATGGTGTACAGTTTGATGAGGATGTAGGTGATGCTTTAAAGAGGCCCAGGAGCCTATCAGAAAGCACTGGTTTCACGGAAGTAGTACAGGGTATCCCAGGGAAGTGGAAACATTTAAAATACGATTCAACATCATTTAATGAACAGGTAAATAATTGGATAAAATCAACTTTTAATATTGGCAATGGAATCACCTTTCCACCTGAAACGGTTCTTGGTGTACCATCGAGGTGGAAACATTTAAAGGATGATTCCGCTGCCTTCACAGAAATTGTTGATCCTGATACAAGAAAATGGAAACACTTAAAAGATCAATCTGACTCTATTCAGTTCAGTACTGATGAGGTTATTAGAACGATAACTGAATGGCACCATATTACGCCAACAGATAGTATTCAGTTCAGCGATGATGATACAGATTATGATACAAGAACATGGAAACATCTTCATCCCCAGTCTGATTCCATCACCTTCCCAGAGGAAACAGTTCTTGGAGTACCAAGAATATGGAAACATATAAAAGATCAAGATGACTCTATTGGATTTTCAGAACTTGATACAAACGGTGAATTAAGTATGGATAATTGGTATATAACTGAATGGCATAGATTTTATTATGACAGCACCGCCATTACAGAGTCTACTATGGATGACTGGTATATCACTCAATGGCATAGATTTTATGAGGACAATATTGCGTTTTCTGATGAACAGGTAGACCATGAGATAAAGACCTGGAAACATATTATTGATGATGTAATTGCTTTTACTGAAAGTGTTAGTGATATATTCGGTGAGGCTCCAGCAGATGCAACACAATTTATAGAATCCGTTACTACAGCTATTTTTAAATCTTGTAAGGTTAGGAAGTTTTCAGATACTTCTACAGAAACCTTTGGGACATTCAGAAAGTCTGGTTGGTTATCTAGCACTGATGCGGATGGAAATGCAAATACTATTAGAAGATTAAATGTAGAATATAATTCTGCAGATCCTTTGGACTTCAGGATCTACATAGATGGAGATGATACCAACCATGCTTTCCTTACATCATTCCCTGCAGCTATTGGGGTAGAGACAACTAATAAAAGTATCAGGGTAGGGAAAAGAGCAAAGAATTTCATGCTGGAGATAGCTACCGTAGAAAGCACTAATAGCAATGTAAAAATTGAAGATATAGAAGTGGAAATTGATGGCAAAATTTAGACAACTAAATCCAAGTGTGGAGGATGAGACTAGGGCAGCAGATCGGAAGACTGGTTGGTTCCCTGTTTCAGATCTGGGTAGGACCGTGTTTATTAGAAGGATTAATGCCAGGCATGAAAGCGGTGATGATCTCTCGGTGATATTA